GGTTTATTGAAGAAACAGGTTTGATTAGCCTGAAGCCGGAAATGATGGCGGATGGGTTAACTTCTGCTGAAACTTTCCACCAAGGTATCCTGACTCAAGTTCGTAGGGTTGAAGAAAAAAACACCTACCAACGCATGGATCAGAATCAGATGCAAATTCTGAGTCAGCAGCCTGAATCGTTTAGCACAAATATCACTAAAGCTTTCCGTACTTGGGCACGTAACCCTGACAATCTCTTTGCAGGTGCTCTTAAAAAGTATGAAGGATTGGCTACTCTGCGTAAACCTAACGGTGAACATATGTTTACCATGGAGCAGTTAGCTCAAGCTAGAATTAGAGAAGGTGGTAAAGCTTTTATTGATGAGCATCCTGACCGCTATGCTGCTATGAACGCGGCTAGAAATGAAAGCATTATTACTTTTAAACGGACTCAAAATGCTGTAGATGATTTAGCCTACAGCGACAAAGAACGTCAAGCTCTCAAATTTCTGGCTGACAATAACAGTAAAGCTAATGCAAATTTTGCTGTTAAGTTTTTTAGAGAAACGTTTGGTAAAGTACCTCAAAGTATTCTCACATTCCAGAGCAATTACACTGATGATGCTGTCACCAAAGCTAAAGCAATTGATGAGCTTAAAGCCATTCCTGATGGTTTTCTAACTCAAGCAGCTGTCGATAAAATGGCTGGGTTGGACTTTCAAGAAGCTAAAGCTCTTGAAGCTAGGTTGGCTCATCAGGAAGCTCCTTATAGAATCCCACTTTATAAGAAAACGTTTGAGTCGTATAAAACTATTGCTAACGGTGTCACTGGTGTAGGTACACAAAAACCTAACACCCCAGAAAGCGTCTTTCTCCAGACTATGTTGCAAGGACGCTTCCGCAGGTTTTATGATGACGCTCGTGAAGCTGGCTTGGAAGGACAGCCTGCCGTCACTTACGCAAAAAATGAAGTTCAAAAATTGTTAGATGATGCCAGGAATAACCCTAAAGCTGATTTCTATCGAACAATTAACGGCCCTGGTGGTATTGCAAATTTCCCTAACCTAAACAAAGGTCAAGCCACTAAAACAGAGCAAGCTTTACGAGAACGTGCGGCTCTTCGTGCTAAAATCCATGCTACAAGTATTAGTGCTGTTGTAAATACCAAAGGTACTTTTATTAAAAGTCAGGAAGAAGCTGATGAATTAGATAGAAAAATACGTCAGCCTGGGTTTATACTACCTGGTAAATTTCACATCCCTACCTCTATAAGTAAAGATGGTAAGTGGGATCCTATGCAGACAATTAACCCTCAGCTAGAGCTTTGGGGTAAAAAACCCATCCCCCCTCCGCCTTCCATAGATCACGTCAATCAAAATGTAAGTCCTGAGTTTAGGGTTTTACTGTATTCCAATCAGAGTCCTAATAGGTCTGCACGTGGTTTGGGTAGTGCCAATATGTTTACACCGGCTACTGTACCTAATAATCTTGGTCCTATCGTTCAAGCTGATTCTCAAGCTTTGGGAATGAACCCATCTTTTGCTGCTGCTTTATCTGAACTTGATAAAGATTACAGTCAAGATAAGGTTGCTAAATTTAACATGTTACTGCAACGTACTAACAGTCCTGTGGCTGCTGCAATTTCTTATTTTGCTGACCAGGGTTTTACTGGACAAGCTCTTCTCAATAAACAACGGGATTATGCTACTGCTTTGTACAAACATGGGGGTGGTATTGCAGCTTTACAGATGATTCCACGTAGTGGTTTAACTAATCAAATTAGGCAAATGCTTCATGGTAATCCTGCTATGCAAGATTATCGTGGAGGCGCTGATAAACGAGCTGTGTTTTTTGATAGTAAACTGCATGATGGTGCTAATGAACATGTGCATACTGAGTTTGCGGATAGAGGTGGTGTTACAGCGTTAATCTCTTTGATCAATGAAAAAGATGCAAACGGTAAATACGTTCGTATAGATCCTTTTTCTGGTAAACCTTATAACATTACCAGTACATATCGTGAGGATGATCCCGGTTCCCACGGGGATTGGCGTGGGATTGATGTGGCTCCTCCCGTAGAACTAAGTGATAATCCTCATATTGAGGCTGCTTGGTATCACGAATTCTTTAGACAAATGGGTATTAACCCCTACCAAATTAAGTAACTAAACTATGGAATACGATCCTACAGAGATGTTTAGGGTCGATCCCGGTGAAGAGGAATTCTCCGAAGAGTTTCAAGCTGAGTTTGCCCTTGAACAGCAGACGCAAGATGTCCAAGCTGTTCAAGCAGCTCAGCAGGAAGCCGGATTGACTACCCCCACGGGGGAACAGCCTACAACAACTCAACAACCTGTACCTTCTACGGAAGTACAACAAAAGGAACAGCAGTTCCCCTGGGAAGAAGGTTACGATCTTGGTGACTATGCACGTCAAACTGCAGAAGGTGCTTTTGCTGCACCTACTGGTATGCTTGACTTTGGTGTAGATGTTATCAACAAAGTCACTGGACAACAATTTAAAAAACTACCAGAATTTGAAACAGATCACTTTCAAGCCCTTCGGGAAATTTCTTCGGTTATCCTTCCTACCATAGGTGCAACACGTCTCGGTATGACTGGCGGTGCAGCTGCTCACGGTCGCATTGGCTGGGGTATTGGTAATAACGCTTTTGTTAGAGCCGTTTCAACTCTTGGTGTAGAAAGTGCTGCTGGTGTCGCCGTAGGCGCTGTTAGCAGTGAGTATGAAGAAGATAATGTTACTGGTGCTCTAAAGCAAGCTTGGCCTAAAACTTGGGATTTTATTCCTGATTGGCTCGCTACGTTGAAAGACGATGGCGCAGACATGAAGCGGAAAAAGAACATGTATGAAGATCTGGGGATGGGACCAATTACGGCTCTTGCCTCAGGTTTTGTTAAGCTTGGTGCATCAATGACCAATGCTCTTGTTAGTCTCCGTAAATCTAATATCTTAGTTGGTGAAACCCCTCAAGCACGTAAATGGTTACAAGGTAATCAAACCAAACCATTATCTAATGATCCTGGTGAAGCAGTTACTCAAGCTGTTGCTAAACAGGAGAATGCTTTGGATGAAATCGGGTATTTTAATATGTCCGAAAATCCTAACGCTGATGTTGCCCTTAAAGGTGTTCACGATTTATTTGATTACGGTGAACTAGGTGTACGTACCGTAGACGACTTTGGTGTAGTTGGTGCTGCTATCGACCAAGCTAGGATTGTTAAAAACCTAGATACGGTTGACGGACGGATTGGTAACATGATCTCCGAACCCGCGCTTAAGTATGCACTAAAAAGTGGTGACAACGCTCAAGACATTGTTCTTGGTCTTGCTGATCAGTTGCATCAAGCAGGGCGTGTGGGTATGGATGGTCCTAACTGGAAAGTCACCTTTGATGATGTTTTGGATGCTAACGAAGATCTAGCTATTGATCTTTTTGATCCTCGCATGACCAAAACTGAAGTCCGTCAAGTTCTTGAACCGTTCATCACTCGTGATGCTAACGGTAAAGAAATTATGGCAGAAGGTGGTTTTGCTATGGCTGCTAAAGCTCTTCGTGGTTTTGGTTCAGAGCTTACCAGTATGGACGTTGCTCGTGCTCAGTCGTTGCTGGCTGGTTCTTTGTCTGGACGTATCTCCGACCTTGCAGAAGGTCAACGTCATATGAACGGTACGGTTGCTGTTGAAGCAGCTCAGGAAAAGATCATTGATCTTATGCAGTACGTTACTCAACTGTCTGGTTCTGCTAAGTACTACAAGAACCGTAAGATGAACTTGCTGGCTCTTGTTAAGAACGGTTTTAGAAACATTGAAGGTTACAACGAAGCATCCGTTATTGGTGCTGGTGAAGTAGCTAAACGTGTTTTTGAAGAGTCACAGACTTTTGCAAATACTCTGCGTCAAATATCGTACAATCAGCCTCAACTGATGGATCAGTTCCTGATGGCTTATGAGCTTACTGATGGACGTATTGACACTATTACCAAGATGAATCAATACATCTATGGTCAAACGCTTGATCTTGGTAAAGCTATTATTAACCTGGATCCAACTGTACAGAACAAACTTGTTGCTGGTGTGTGGTCTAATGTGTTCAATTCAATGTTGTCTGCATTTACTACTCCAATTCAGGCACTGACTGGTAACTTTGGTGGTATTATCTCCCAACCTGTGTCTCATTTTGCTGGTGCTATGTTGGACGGAGATCTTAAAGCTGTTCAACGTGGTTGGGTTGCTTATACCTCTCTTGGTGAAACTCTTCAACGTGCACTGCCTTACGCTGGTAGTTTGTTTATGAAAGCTTCTCGTGAACCTAATTCTGTTGCATCTGCTACTCGTTTAGATTTGATTTTGCAATCTGAACGTGAATTAGATTTCCTTAAAGAAGCTGCTCGAACTCAAGCTGCTGAAGGTAATGAAGGTTTGTCTTATGTTGTTAAGCAAATTGAGATGCTAAATGACCTAGGTAAGGATCCTGTTCTGCGCTTTGGTCCTAATGGTATGACGGCACTTGACGGTTTTACTGGTGTGTTTAACGCATCTGCTGAAGCCC